TTAAAGCTATTGGTGAACGTGCTAAGAAGCTTGGCCTGATTAAAGAGCTACGTGATAATTATATTACTCACATTGTAGACTGGGAAAAGGCTGGCATCAAGAACATTCAAGATGCTATTGCTGCTTTTATTGAATCAGGTGGTGGCGGTCGTGAGTCATTATCTGGTAAGTCTCGCTTTGGTAAAGAACGTAAGTACGAGACTTTTGAGGATTTAAACAAAGCTTTACAGGACTCTGGTTTAGAACTCAGAACTAAAGATGCTGCTGAGATCTACCAACAGTATGCTCGTTCAATGAACAGAGCTATTGAGAACAAAGAACTTATCAATGGTTTAAAGTCTCTGACCGACGTAGAAGGTTATCCTCTGATGCAACGCATTACAGAGAAAGAACCTATTCCACGTGGTTGGACTACAATCAATGCTCCTCAGATGCAAGGCTATGCTGTACATCCTGAGGTTGCTCCTGCATTAAAGTTTGTATTTGAGAACTCAGATCCTAGCAAAGTAATGAAGGGCTTGAATGCTGTCAGCCAGATTACTAAACGTTTGCAGGTTATGGGTAGTTTGTTCCATGCTAAGTCTTTGTTAGAAGCTAAGCTGTTTACAGGCTTTATTCCTTTTGCACAAGATATTGTAACAGGCTTTAAAGGCACTCGTGACGCTATCGACATGTTCAAAAAGGGTGGCGTAGGCGATCAAGTAGACTTCCTCATTAAAAATGGTTTGAAGGTAGAGATGCCTGAAGACGTTAGCCGAGGAATCCTTTCTGACATCGGTAAAGCTGGTGATTCTCTAATGGAGAAGTTTGGTCCTATTAAAGGAAAGAACTTAGAGAAGGCTGGTGCAGGTGTTGAGAAGTATACACTAGGTCTTGCTGATAAAGTTACTTGGGACTTCATGCACACTGGTTTTAAATTGCAAGTTGCAATGAGAGAACTAGAAAGAATGAAGCGTAACTATCCAGACGCTAACCCTGCTGAGCTGGCTCGTGAAGTCTCTAGCTATGTTAATAATAGCTTTGGTGGTTTGAACTGGTTTGACGTTGCTACACGTTCTAATTCTAAGATTGGTAAAGAGCTTGCTATGTGGGCTTACAACAATCAAAACCGTAGAGCTTTGCAGTTACTCTTGTTTGCTCCTGACTGGACTGTATCTACCTTACGTGCTTTAAAGACTGCTTTTGGTGAAGGTACAGGATTTAAAGGACTTGTCAAACCTCGTACAGAAGCCGACTTAGCTCGTCTGTATCAGTTGCGAGCAGCCTTAGTTTATGGTACAATACTAAATGGCCTAAACAACATCACAGCAGGTCGTGATATTTGGGACAATAAAGATCCTACACGTTTAGAGTTTAGAGATGGTACATCCATGCAGTTAGCTAAACACTCAATGGAACCTATTCACTGGCTTAAAGATCCTGCTAAAACTTTAACTAACAAGCTTGGCTTTATTCCACAGATTACAGCTCCTTTGATCTTTGGTAAAGAATATTTGCAGCCAGGTGCTCCTGACTTGATTGACAAGAGCATGACTGGTCGTTTAAAAGCTGCAGGTCAAAAGGCTTTACCTTTCCAGATTCAGTCAGTTACTGGTGCTCCAGAAGGTGAAGGTGCTAAACGTGCTATCGCTGGTACATTAGGTTTTCCTATTTATGGTGGAACACCTGAGCAGAAAGCTAAACAACGTGTTGAACGTAAAAGGGCTGAAATGCAACAACGTATCGAACGAATCAAAGAAGACACTGAAAGAGCTAAGAAAACTAGACCAGAATGAAAATACTAATTATTGACCAATCAGGCTGCGGTTGCGGTCTTTCCTTTGCACTGCGTAGCCAAGACTATGGGCACGACGTTAAGATGTTTATTCGTCATAACAAAGACGGTAGCCGCTCTGAAGTAGGTGATGGCGGTCTTGTTAAGCGTGTAAGCAACTGGGAAGATCACATGAACTGGGCAGATCTCATCTTCTGCACAGACAATCTATTCTACATCCATGCGCTAGAACGTTATCGTGATAAAGGTTATCCTATCTTTGGGCCTTCTATTGATACTAATCGCTGGGAACAAGAACGTGACCATGGAGAGATGATTCTCAAGAAAGCTGGAATCAAAATTATTCCTAGTCGTACTTTTGAGAACTATGATGAGGCTATTAAGTATGTAATGGAGAACCCTCGTAGGTTCGTATCTAAGCCTATTGGTGACGGAGATAAGACTTTATCTTACGTTGCTAAGTCTGCTGCAGATATGATATACATGCTTAATCGTTGGAAGAAAAAGAAATCTCATAAGGGTAAATTTATCATTCAAGAATTCCGTCCAGGCATTGAGTTTGGTGTGGGCGGTTGGTTTGGTAAAGCAGGTTTCTCTAAACACTTCTGTGAGTCTTGGGAGCACAAGAAGTTAATGGATGGTGAGCTTGGTGTTACTACAGGCGAGCAAGGTACTATTGTTCGCTATACACAGGATTCTAAATTAGCCCAAGAGATGCTAGTACCTTTGACAGATATGTTACATGGTTTAGGCTATACAGGCTACATTGATGTTAACTGCATCATTGATAAGAATGGTCAGGCTTGGCCTTTAGAATTTACTATGCGTCCAGGTTGGCCTTTGTTTAACATTCAATTAAGCTTACACAAAGGTGATCCTGCACAGTGGATGTTAGATCTTATCAATGGTGAAGATACTTTGAAGGTATCGGATAAGATTGCTGCTGGTGTTGTAATTACTATTCCTGATTATCCATATAGTTTAATTACCAAGAAGGAAAACTCTGGCTATCCTATCTGGGGTCTAGATATGGAAGATGCTGTTACTGATGTTCACTTGTGTGAAGTACAGTGGGGCAAAGGCCCTGCTATGGTTGATGGAGAACTCAAGCTTAATCATCCTATGTTTGTTACTGCTGGTGACTATGTCTGTACTGTAGTAGGTTTAGGTAACTCTATTGAAGATGCTCGTTGTAAAGTCTACGACACCATCAAAAAGAAGATTGAGATTCCAAACAGTATTGCTTACCGTACTGACATTGGTGAGAAGGTTCAGAAGTGCTTAGATGATCTTCAAGAGTGTGGCTATGCTGAAGGAGTTGAATGTGGCGACTACTAATCCAAATGCTTTACCTCCAATACCTCAAGACAAAATTGAAGAGAACCCTCGCTGGAGAGAATGGTTTAGAACTTTAGGTTCTTACATTCAACAAACCCAAGTAGGTAATATTGTTGTAAGTGTTGCTTCAGGTGGCACAGGTGCTAACAATGCTGCAGGTGCTCGTCAGAACTTAGGCTTGGGTACTATGTCTACAGAGAACAGTGCCAACGTAGCTATTACAGGCGGTACTATTTCTGGAGTAGCTATTACTAATTCTCCTGTAAGTGGTTCTACAGTATCTGGTGCTATTTCTATGACCAACACTACAGCTATTGCAGCTACTTCAGGTGCGCGTACCCTTCCTGCTAATCCTGCAGGTTTTGTTATTGTTAATATTGGTGGTACTAACTATAAGCTTCCTTACTATAATATATGAAAACATCAGACAAAGGTATTGACCAACTTAAATCTTTTGAAGGCTTTCGAGCAATGCCTTATCAAGACGTAGTAGGTAAATGGACTGTAGGTTATGGTCACTTAATGGTAGCTGGTGATGGCTGTATTGTAGGTTCTCCTATTACTATGGGACAGGCTACAGAACTTTTGCGTAAAGACTTACACACTGCTGAACAAGCTGTTAACTCTTGTGGTGTAGAGCTTACTCAGAATGAGTTTGATGCTCTTGTGTCCTTTACTTACAACTTAGGTGTGGGTGCTTTCCAGCGTTCTACATTATTAAAGCTACTTAAAGCTGGTAACAAAACTGCTGCCTCAGGTGAGTTTCCTAAATGGTCTATGGCTGGTGGTAAAGACGTACCAGGTATTCTTAAACGCAGACTTGCTGAGCAGGACTGTTTTCTTCATTCAACTTACGTAGGATAAGTTATGCCACTTAAAAAAGGTTCTTCACAAAAGACTGTATCTTCTAACATACGTACTGAGATGAAGCATGGTAAGCCTCAGAAGCAGGCTATCGCTATTTCTTTATCTAAAGCAGGTAAATCTAAAGCTAAAAAGAAGATGAAGAAATGAGACGCAAGCTTCATGGGATGTGGCGTTCGAGAACTATGTGGTTCTCTGGCCTACTGTTCTTATTAGGTGCAATCTCTGATAACTCTTCCTACATTCAAGATTTAATAGACCCTAAAATCTATAGCGTCTCTATGTTTGTTATTGGTATTGTTATAAGTTATCTTAGAGCCACGACTACTAAACCTTTGGATGAAAGATAATGTTTCCACTATCGGTATTAACTTATGTCAAGATGGGTATATGTGTATTACTGTTGGGCAGCTCTTGGTATCTTGGCTATAGCTTTGAGCATTCTCGATTCGTTAAGTTTCAGGCTGTGGTTAGAGAACAAGCAGCAATCCAAGAAGCAAAGACGAAACAAATCACTGAGCAACAAAAAATAACAACAGATAGGATTACTAATGATTATCAGATTGAGCTTAATCGCATTCACGCTATGTACAGTGGGATGCTCTTCGACAGTAGTTCCGTCAGCCTGTCCAAACCCAGCGGAACCCTCGTCAGCATTAATGGCTTCACCACCGACCCTGTATTTGCTGCACAGTGCTCCGCAACCACTCAACAACTCGTCTCTCTTCAAGAGTTCGTCAAAGAGCAACTAACACTTAAATAAGTCAAGACGGCACGAGGGTATCAAGAACCTAGTGATTTTCCGTCTTTCTAACTAGGGCATCAACGAATTGGCAGGCGAGTTTGTAACCCCTCACCTTTTTTACACGTTAACATACACTATGTTACTGTGAACAAAAGTATGTTAAATGACTCATTAATAAGGCT